GTTGCCTAGGAATGTCCACAAATCATAACTAGACTTAACATCAATAATATGGTTGCCGTCAATAATATCGGGTAATCCTGTAATAAAATCATTCTTAAATCTTTCTTCATTCTTTTCTAATGGCTTTTTTAGGTATTCCGATAACATTTCAATAGAGTTTCCCTCCACCTCTACACCTTTTTTCATTTGCTTGGTTTGAATATCTCGTTTGCGACCATACTTTTCAGCAATATAAACATCCAATAAATGTTTTTGCGCTGTTTTAGAAAGTAATCCCGCTTCTTTATCAGCTTTAGATACAGGTTCCGTCATCAAGTACCCTACAGAACTTGCTCGTATTAGGGTTTCGTTAAAATTTATCATAGGTTATTTGTTTTGGTTAGTTATGAGTAGGTATTTCAATCCATCCATAAACTATAACTTCATCTGAAGTCCATAGTTTTATCCATTTTGTTCCATCCCACCAGCATAATGAAATTCCATAAGCACCTAAATCGCAAATGTAATTACCATATTTTGTTGGATTAATAAAATTCCATTTCATAGGTTATTTGTTTTGGTTATAGGTTCGGTTGTAATATTCTATTGATGTCATTTCGGAATCATAATTAGAATAGCCTTGAGTATGTGCATCTATTATTTGTTTTTTTTCTTTTTCCATACAATCATTCTTAAACATTTCCCAATGAATGCTATCTTTTTCAATATATAGCATTTCAATCCTTGCTAATGCTAGTTCCATTGCTGTTTTCATAGTTAAAATAGTTTTCCTTGTTGTTCAAAATAATCCGAGCTTAAATTAAAATTCTTTCTCATTGCGTTGTATGTTTCAAACCACGCACGCGCTTGTGACTTTGCCATACGCTCAATTCTTTCACAATAATCAATGGCTTCTTGTCTATCTTTCATTATCCAATAACCTTTGGCATCAGATAAAATCATCTGTCCTTTTTTGATTCTTAAATCACGAATTACTTGCCTTATCTTTCTTAATGTTGATTCTCTTCTATCTATTTCGTGAACAGGGTGGCTACCCAACCATCTTTGTGAGGCGGCAATTTCCTGTTGTGTTATCCTATCATTAGTGCTAGAGATTAAACTTAAAACACATTGTTCTTCATCAGTAAGGTGCATCATTTAATAGGTTTAATTTGTTATTGTAATGTTCTAAAATATCTGAATTACTTTTAGCCATCAACTCCCAAGCTTTTAATTCTTCCTCTGTCTTGCAGGCATCTATAAATTCCTTTGTTTTTTCAGCTAAAGATTTCTTTGATTGGCTAGGGATAACCTCTTCGGTAATTTGCTCATTGTTAAAATAACCCAAATCTTTTAACCTAACTACATTTTGTTTATGGTAGTCCTCAACAAGCTCACGAGCAATGTCTAAAGCCTTATTAGCAGACTCCCCTTGGTTAATGGCAAACTCAACACCTATTTTTTCAGATGAATAATTGCCTAAATTAAATGTTCGTTGGTAAATAATGGTTTGTATGTGCATAAAATTTATTTATATCTTGTAACAGCGGTTTTTTCGTTTGCGTATTTTATTTTAAAAATCTTGTGAGCTTGGTCTTTTTTTCTTCTTAATAAAGAAACCATTACCATAACCGAAGTATATGGATTTAAGAAAATAAGCGTTTCGTCTATTTTCATTTCAGCTACTCTTGAAGAAACTGAATCTGGACTAGGGTATCTTGCCATAATTATATTTTTTTACAAAGATAAATTAAATTAACTAAATAAATTAAATAAATAAATAAATAAACCGACAAAAAACAATTACCTCTGTAAAAATTAAACAAATTTCTTTTTTACTAGGTTCAGCTTTGACCTGTATTCAATAATCAAATGCTTTAGCTCATCTTTTGTTGGTTTAGTTACTTGTCTTGCTGTTTCTCGAAGGTATTCTACCACAGCGTTATTTTCTTCGTATAATTTTTCTTCAAATACTTCTAAATTACCCAATTTAAAATAATTATCATCCATGGATTGTGGTCTGCAATTAGCCTCTAACCATCTTGTACCTAAATTGGCTCTGGGTATGAAGTGTCCACATTGTATTTCTTGCCATTTTAGTTTTTTACCACTTGTATAACACTCTACAATGCCGTTTTTATCGGCATATTTACAGCGTATATATTGACTAAAAATATGATCTAAATCACTTACTAAATTTTGAAAACTTTCTCCATCATCTTCAAATTCTTCCATTCTCTTTTGAGTAGATTGTACGGTAGCGCATTGTTTACACATTTTTTTAGAAAACCAATAATCAACATTGCCACAATTTATACAACGCTTTTTCTTGGTTATTATTGTACTATTATATGCCATAATAAATATTTTAACAAAGTTAATTAAATTAAATAAATAAACAAAAATAAATTTTGCAATTTGATTGAATATATTTTACTTTGTGTTAAATCAATCAAAATTTATGGAAAAAGAAATTAAAAATGATGTAAGAGGCGCCATCTTATTACATCTTGATGAAATTGAGCGCAATTTAGCTTGGCTTTCGGATAAGACTCAAATACCATACCCTACCCTTTATTCTGTATTTAAGCAAAGGACATTTGTGCTATCTGATAGAAATTTAGCAAAAATAAATAGAACACTAGACACTGATTTTATTAACGATTAATTACGAAAAGATGGCTAAAAGATTTACCGACACTGAAAAGTGGAAGAAGCCCTTTATAAGGGGCTTACAAGGTGCTTATAAGCTCCTTTGGTTATATATTTGCGATGATTGCGACCACGCAGGTATTTGGCAGGTTGACATAGAGGTTGCAGCAATAAGAATTGGTGAAAAAATAGATTCAAAAGAAGCAATTAAAAGTTTTGATGAGAAAATTATAATTTTTGATAAGGGTAATAAGTGGTTTATACCATCTTTTTTAGAATTTCAGTACCCATCTGGTTTAAATCCCGACAACAGAGCGCATAATTCTGTAATCATATTGCTTGAAAAATATAATTTAAGAATTTCTAACAATAAGCCCCTTATAAGCCCCTCGGAAGGGTCTATGGATATGGATATGGTTAAGGATATGGATAAGGATATGGTAAAATCAGAAAAAAAAATAAAATTTAAAGAAAATATTTTATTGACAAAAAAAGAACACTCACAGCTTGTTACAGAATTTGGTGAAAAGCATGTAACTGATTTTTATGAATACTTGGCAGCGTATAAAATTGAAAAGTCATATAAAACAAAATCAGATTACCTAACTATCAAGCGATGGGTCGTAGATGCCATTTTAAAGCAAAATAAGACAGTTTCTCCCAAGATTGGTAATAAGTATCAGAACGAATTAGAAACCGCTAGAAACGCCTTTAAACCCATATAACGATGATTACCATTTTTAAGAACATCTTTTCCAAAGAACCGAATTATATTTCTATTGAAGCTGCGTTAAAAAGAATACAGCAGGGTAAAAGTAAAACAACCGTAGAGGAAATTAGAAAAACGATTGATAAGGAGAAAGCAAATAAGATAAAATTAAACCTTCCGTCTATTTGCTTTAGTGGAAAATTTGGAGCAGATAGAACTGATGCCCAATTAATTCAGCATAGCGGTTTTGTTGTGCTTGATTTTGATAATATTTTTGAATTAAGGGAAAAGCAAACCGAAATCATATCAAATCCATTTGTTTATGCTTGCTGGATTAGCCCTTCTGGAAATGGTTTGAAGGCATTGGTAAAAATAGCTAATGGAGCAAAGCATAGAGAACATTTTCAAGCATTACAAGAAGTTTTTCCCGAAATTGACCGAAGTGGGATTAATGTAAGTCGGGTTTGTTATGAAAGTTATGACACCGAAATTTACATAAACGAAAATGCTGAAGTATTTAAGAAAATTAAGAAAACAGAGAAGGTTGTCGTTTATGAAAAGAATGATGATGACGAAAAGATTTTTAAAAATATCGTTACTTGGCTTTCAAATAAAAACGAAGCATTTGTAACAGGGGAAAGGAATAATTTTATTTTTAAATTAGCATCCGCTTGTTGCCGATTTGGTATTAATGAAATGACCGCTAATTCAATGATACATAGCGAGTTCTTAACCAATTCGGAGTTTACAAAAAATGAGGCTAATAGGGCAATTCGTTCAGCATACAAAGCAAATTCGGGTAATTTTGGTAGCGCATCTTTTGATAAAGAAATATTGGTAGATAAGGTTTCAAGAAGGGAAGTTGAAGTTGAAAAAGCCGTATTTGATGAAGGAATAAAATTGAAAGATGTAATATATGGAATTGATGTAAAAGAGCAAGCGTTACGCATTTATGATGAAGGGTATGCTAAAGTGGAAGGCGTTGGAATACCTGAATTAGATGAAAGATTTAAGCCAAAAAGAGGTGAGGTAACCGTTCTTACGGGTATTGGTAACTATGGTAAATCTTCGTTTAAAAAATGGTATCAAGCTATGAGGATAATGTTGTACGGAGAGAAGTTTGCTACGTTCTCGCCTGAAGATAATCCGCCCGAAGAATACTACCACGACTTTGTTGAGATAATATTAGGATGTGATTGTAGTCCTGCAAATACACACAGACCAAGCAAGCAGATTTATGAATATGTTTATGACTTGGTTTGTCATCATGTATTTTATGTTTATCCAAAGGATGTATCACCTACGCCTCAATACATAATGGAAGTATTTTTAGAACTAATTGTTAAGGAGAATGTTGATGGGGTTGATATTGACCCGTTTAACCAATTGACAAATGAATATCAAAAGTTTCAAAGAAGTGATAAATATTTAGAGTGGGTATTGTCCGTATTTTCAAGATTTT